TACAAAAACTCTATAAATTTTTCCTGAAAACTAGCTGAAAAAATTATTTTCCTTTCATATATTCCAAAAAATCTTTTTGCATTTTCTTTTTTTGCTCTGCTTTGAGCGAATGTAAGTAAAGTACCGCATCATGTGACTGTAAAATAAATTCACGATCCATTTCTGCAACTTGTGGATTTACTTGCAGGGACATTTGATTCATACCCAACAACTTCAACCCTGTCAAATTCCTCACGCGAGAAAGTGCAACGTATCCCATACCAGGTATAAATGAACGAGATAGATCAACTTCAGCAGCATCCAAAGACATACCTTGTGACTTGTGAATTGTTATAGCCCATGCAAGCCGAAGTGGTATTTGTGTGATTGCTGCAAGTTCCCGCTCAGGCCCTGAGTCAGTTGAAGGGTCTTTTACGTCCCAACTCATATGATGCACTGTAAGCTCTGCCCCATCAAAAGTCCTCACAACGGGCAAATCATCTTTATTACGTTCGGCACCTCTGGCGCTCTCAGTATCTGCGACAAAATCTATCACCTCACCAAGCGTTCCATTCACATACCCCACCTCATAATTGTTCTTCACAAACATTACCTGTGCACCAACTTTCAACACCAATTTTTGCGGCGCAAGACAACTTTTCTGTAGTACCTCACGAAGTCCAAGACTACCCCGAGAACTCATAAAAAATTCCCGCTCTTCCCCTGATAATTTCGCCAATTGCTCCGCATTAATTTTATCAACATCCGCATTATGCGTATAGAGTCTCGTTGGCTTGGCATATCCTTCCACGTCTTTATTGAGCCTTTCTGTGAGATACTCAACCGTTGACTCATTGACTTCACTATTTCTAATATCATTGAGAACCCGCAAAAAATTCCGATCGTCTTGCCGATACTGCTCATCTAGATAACACACACGGACATTCATCTCTTTCCAAATCTCCGACTGCACCACAAAATCCGCCGCTACTGATTCTGTCATTCTGGCAATGTCCTGAGCTTGTCGAAGGGCTAGACCGGAATCAGCATCAAACTTTTGTACCGGAGGCAGTTGAAAAAAGTCTCCGCACAAAATAACCTGTATTCCCCCAAATGGATAATCGATTTTTTTAAAAGCACGACAAATTTTGTCCACTATATCCAACTGATGTGCATGAAGCATTGAAATCTCATCTATGACAAGCACTTTGGTATGAATAAATCGGATCTTCAAATAAAATCTTTTAAAAAGTTCCGCGATTATCTGTGGACTTATCTCATCACGAATACCCATGCCTGACCAACTATGAATGGTCGTCCCCCCAATATGTGTTGCAGCAATTCCAGTTGATGCAGTAATTCCAACTCCTACTTTATGCATCTTGAGATACTCAATATATTTATTCAGAAGATAGGTTTTTCCAGATCCTGCAGCACCGGTCAAAAATACATTGTGTCCTAACTTTAAAATATCAAGCGCTTCAATTTGCGTCATACATGTGACTAATCTTAGGGAATAGCACGGGCAATTGCAAACAGAGATTTATACTAGGTTTTACGAAAGTCCTTTGAAAGATACTAAGTCTTTTTATACACTAATTTTTTATCAGGCATTTCTTGAATAAAATTACATATATATACACATTGACACGCGCACTGTGTTAAAATATTTTCTTATGATTTTACTTGACGAAGGCTTATGGGAAATGCGCACATCCAAAGAAAAAGGAAGGGGTATCTATGCAAAAAAAGATATACCTGCAGGTATTGTATTGGGTGACTATATAGGCCGCGTTATCAGAATAAAGGATGAAGAAAAGTATGAAACAGGAGACCATTTCTATCTGATGTATTATCATCGCGCAGCAACAATCTATCCGGATCCTAAAAAGCCAGGAGTACACATCATTAATCACTCGTGCACTCCAAACACATGGATGCATACTTATCGTGGACATACACTGTATTTTGCGCTGCGACGTATATTTGCAGGAGAAGAACTAACAGTCTCATATAATCTTGCACCTCTTGATAAAGATTGTGACCCATGTACGCATCTGTGTCATTGCAAAAGTATTATCTGTAGCAACACCATGCATATGACTCAAGAAAAAAGTGATCGATGGAATGAATTTGAAGAAGCACAAGCTCAAAAAACGGTGCGTGAAAGTGTCAAAATAAATAAAATGCTCCCGCTTCTTGATTCATATCCTGAAAATATTCCAGACCACCCAATCTACACATTATTTGGAAATCCTAAAAAAGAAGCATATAGGATGCATGACAAAGTTCTCCCATCCAAATCAAGTATTCGAGAAAGAATTCGTGAGACCGGCCAAACAATTATATTTCCGGCCCTCAAAATTCATGTGCTTGGAGTGACAGATGACCTAATAGTGTCAACTCGTGTTGATTAAAAAGTGAGATGAGTTATTCGGCGAGTTTTTCGTCAATTATTTTTTTAAAGTCTGCAAAGGGATACGCACCAATAAGCGGTGTTCCGACAATCACTCCTGTCGCTGTTGATTTTCCAATAAAAAATGACGGTGTAGCAGAAGCACCGACTGCTGTTGCATCAGACATATCCTTTGCAATTTCTTCTTTATACGTATCACTCTCAAGACAGGTCGTAAAAGCTGCAGTATCAAGCGCAAGATTTGTTGCGATCGTCAATAATTTTTCTTTATCAAGTCCATTGCCGTTTGATGTAGTTCTTTTATAGATTTCATCATGATATGCAAAATATGAAGTGTCGCCACCTTGGGCTCGCGCACAATTTGCAGCTACAGCCTCAGTTGTTGCCATAGGATCATGAAACGACAATGGCATATCCCGATACACCATCTTCACTTTTCCGGTATCAATATATTCTTTTTTTATTTCAACGAGTGACTCATCAAAAAATCTTTTACAGAATGGACATTCATAATCAGAAAATTCCACAATAGTTACCGGTGCATCCTTGTCCCCCAAGACAGGATCATCATCAATTGATACTTCTTTTGGACTTAAGTCTTCGGCTGGTTCTGCAACAGGCGGTGTTGTATCAGCTTGCGCAGTAGTAGTATTTCCTAATATCCCACCACTTTCTAAATACTGTACTCGAGTCCATAGTGATCCAAGGGTAAATGATGACAAAATAAGAAGCGTTACTAAAATATGCGTCATAGTTATCTTTGAAAGAAATGAGGGGATAGTAAAATTAAATGATACTTTTTTACCTGTCATGTACCTTATTGTAGCAGAAAATACATACACTATTCCATGCATAAAATAAAGACTTTTTTTTCATATTTGCTTCGGTATAATGAGTAACTCCGTCTCGCAAAACTTCAGTACCACAGGTTCTCATGCAAGGGCTTTTGTGTGTCTGAATCGTTGCGAATCGGAGTTCATTGACAAGCGAAGCACCGATGTTGGAGGGAGAGTCAACTCAAAAGCTCTCCAGAGTTGAGTCAGGAGAAGAACGTTGATTCGGGTTCAGCGATGGTCAGACAGCTTGCGTCGTTCGGCGCACTTAAGCATCTTGATCATCATACTCGTATTTCCACCGCTTGGTGCCAGAATGGGCACAAGCGAGAGGCAAACGGAAAGACCACTTACGGAGGTCGCATCCGAGAGTGGGTTGTTCAAGAACACCGCATAAGGTCTTCGGTTGCTCCAAGACCCGTCTACTATGCTCGATTAGCTTGGTGTGGCTTGCTAAAAAAGAGCAGAAAACCCTCAGTATCCCAAACATAGCCTGTAATGTAGAAAATCGCCGAAAAGACCCTCAAGGTATTTGCGCTCGGTTCTAAGCTTTTGGGGGAAAGAGCCATTTCTAGCCCTAATTTAGTGAAATATCTTCGTTCGAATCCTGTTCTTTTAAAGAAATGATCTACTTTGAGAGTTTATTGGAGATTAAGTTGTCTGTCTCTCAGGCTAAATTTTGAGTTCACACCTTTGAGGATTTTGAGTCGTTCTTCCGGTGTTCCAAATTGGAGAACGTGGAGGAGATATTCTTTGAGCATCTCAGTGTGTGTTTCAGTATATTCTCTTGGGTTTTGGTCACCTGTATTATGAGGAGTAATTTCAACTTGAGGTATATATTCACTAATTACGTTTGCTTTGAAATGCTGTAATCGTTTCACTTCTACTTCGAACTCCTGCATCAGGTATGAAGTATTCAGTTTGATTTTTGGGAGATAACCGATAAGCTGTTTAATTAACTCTTGCTCGGTAATGTAGGGTTCAGGGCAGTCGTATTTTTTAATCCGATTACAATGATAATAAATGTGAGAGTTGATGATATTTGCTTTTGTTCTTCGATATTTAAGTTCAGCAGTCACACTTCCACCGCATGATCCACAGATACATATTTTCTTGAACGGAAACAATTGCTTGTTCCATTGCCTCGGTGCAACTTGAAGTTGAATCTGAACTCTTTCAAATAATGCTTTTGTGATGAGCGGTTCATATGTCCCTTTGTACCATATGTTTCCGTACTGAAATTCGCCGTAGTAAAAGGCATTTTGGAGAGCAACATAGATTTTACTTAGAGGCATCTTGCACCCGCTTTTTGTAGTGAATCCAATATCGTCTAACCATTTCTTTACCATTCGCCCCGAGAAGCCTTGATCCGCAACTTTATGAAATATCTGTTTAATGATTGGAGCTCGTTCAGGATCAAGTTCAACCGTTGAGATGCGATTTACCTTCAACACATTCCGATAGCCAATTGGTGCAACTCCTGGTCTGATCCCAATCTGGCATTTGTTCCGTAGTCCTCGTTTAACATTAACCCCTCGATTATCATTCTCCAGCTTTGCTTGTGAGCAGAGAATCATGAGAAGGAATTTTTCATTGGGATTGTCAGTAAAAGATTGGGAGTAGGTTTTGATATGAGTCAGCTTTCCCTGATCCATTAAATCAACGATTCGTCCCAAGTCTCCAGCGTTTCGAGATAATCGATCAGGAGCCCATGTGAGGATGCTGTTGTATCTTCCTTCGATAACTCCACGGAGCAGATTGTTAAACTCTGGTCGCTGTCCTGATTCTTTGGCTGAATGGCTTTCTGTAATTGTTTCGGTAATATCGAGTCTCTCTCGCTTAGCAAGAAGTTGCATTTCTCTGAGCTGACCATCAATGGACATTGCTTGTCGCTCATCCGATTCGCTCGATTTGCGGGCGTATAAGCAGTATTTTAGCCTGGTATTATCCTTCATCAGGACACAAGGTACCGGGAAGGGGCGAGGAAGTCCAGATGCAAGAAAATTCATTTTTGCAGCTCTAGTTGGTGTATTACCCTTGTTAATTTATATGTATTTCCATGTTTTAACATTCCAAGATATGAAGCCACTGATTCTTTTGTTCGTTTATGTTTTAAGTTTCTAAACATTCTCCGTTTGGTTGTTGTCCTTAATACCCGATGATAGGGGAAATGAATCCACCCTAAGAAATCAATTCCGGATGTAATTGGTTTGATAAAGAGTTTTTTTGGGTGCAAGGTTAACTTTAATTTTGTCTCCAAATAATCAGAAATTTTTGGGACGAGATTTTCTAAATATTGCCTGTCTTGGTGCAAGATTACAAAATCGTCTGCATAACGAATGTAGAAATGTACTTTTAGCTCCCGTTTCATAAATTGATCAAATTCGTTCATATATACATTGATGAGAAGCTGACTTGTCACATTACCAAGTGGAAGGCCAATATCAGTTGCGTTCCCTGTGTAGAAGCTATCTATAATCTGATTTAGCAACCAAAGTATATTCTTATCCGAAATGTGATTGCGTAAAATTTCTTTCAAAACGCCATGATCTATATTCGCAAAAAACTTTTGTATATCGCCCTTTAGTACCCAAGCTGCTTGTGTATTGTTTTGTGAAGCTTTTCTTCCAAAGGCCTGAAATCTCCTCATCGCGCGATGGGTTCCTTTGTCATTTCTACATGAGTAGGAATCGTAAATAAACTTTTTATCAAAATATGGATATAGAACTTTATAGACAGCATGGTGAATAATCCTATCTCGCACTTTTGCTTTATGAATGTCTCGGGGTTTTGGGTCATTAATCTTAAAGGCGTAATATAATCCATGTCTGTAGCTTTTTGTTTCAAGTTCTTTTTGAAGACTCAATATATTGTCCATAAAATGGATTGAAAACTTATTTATATCTTTCCGTTTCCTTTTACCACATAAAAATTCCTGCCATGACAGCAACAGGTTCTCAAGAGAGATGATACTATTGTAGGTACTATGACATCTCCCATTTCTGGCCTGAGTAATACTTCGATTCTGAATCGAATCAAAGATGGATATTTGATTTGGATGAATATTGTTCCGCATATTCCTAAAACAGCTCGTTATACGATCGGTACTCGTATAGAAAATAAATTTCTTAACCTTTTAGAACTTGCGTATGCGGCTTACTTTATTGAGAAAGAGAAGAAGGAAGAAAAAATATCAATGTGTATTTTTGAGTTGGATATTCTTAAATTTCTTATTTCCACTTCATGGGAGGCAAAATGTATATCTCATAAGCAATATGAGGAAATCGCAGTTAATCTTGATGAGGTTGGTAAGATGTTGTGGGGTTGGAAGAAAAGTTTGGACCCAGACAAGAAAAACCGCGCTAGGTAAGCGCGGAAAAGATTACACTTTCGGAGACTGAAGACAAACTCGTTGTTAGGATTCCACTTGTTGTCAGGTTTCGCCCAATTGTCGTTCAACCACAGACCATCCTCATTCCGTTCCAGATTGAAGACATTAGGATTGCCATCCGAGTCGGTATTGTATGACTTGCCATCTTATGCCACTGCTTGCTTAGTCACCAAATAATGAAGAAGCAGAGCTGTATTTTATTTGTGATATAAAATCACTGAGCAAATCACACCAAGTTTCTTCTTTTTTATGACATCGTGTATATCGCTCCGCAAAAAGCATGAAGCCGTCTGCGCTCTCAATCTACATATGCCAGAAAGGTCTCAAAAAACCGTAGCCTTTTGATATAACCTATCTAAATCATAGTATAGCAAAAAAAATTCGGCCGACAAAAAAAGAACAAAGTGTCAAACAATCAAAGGGTCAATATTTCAAAAGATTTTTCAAAAGTGAAGCAAGGGTCTAAGGTTTTTGAGTTTCAGACTTGCGGAGACTGAAGATAAACTCGTCGTTAGGACTCCACAGGCTGCCAGGTAACGCCCAAAAGTCGTACAACCACAGACCATCCTCATCCCGCTCCAGAATGAAGACAGACGGATCGCCATCCGAGCCGGTAATTTGCTTCATACCAACACAAACCCATTTTCCCATTTGTTGATCAGTATTTTGCAGTCTATATTGTGGGCCAACTTCAGCAGGGCAAAAATATAATCCCAATTCTTGTGCTCTTTCATATATTTGGTCAGTCGTTGGATCACCAGAAAGTCCCATTTGGTTTAGTGTTAGTATTACTGTATCCAATATTTGAGCTACGGGGAGTGTAGTAAAATCTGGATTATTCATCATATTCTGAGCACGAGAATTTACATGTCCAGCTTGTTCCAGTTCACTCTGAAGTTGCTCTTTTGTCTTTCCGCCAATCTCAATACCTTGCCTTCGTATTTTCCCTTCTGGAAAAGAGGTATAGATATGTTCGACATTCGCCTCAGTTAGTTTGTCAAAGATTCCAGGTACAAGAGGTCCAACATAGGCTCTTGTATCAGGTTTTACTTCTGATACGTTGTGAGCAATTTGTGAAGATTCACAAGCAAAAACAATCGGCATGTCTTGCTCGGGATTTCTTGCCACCAGCAGTTTTTTAACTTCATTGGTAAATGCTTCAGGAACTGGTCTTGTAACACCATACATAAAATCAAGTGGCTCTCTATCTAAACGGTGAGCCCCAAGGTCAAATCCATAAATAGTTTGAATATCTTCAGCAAGATTTCTTTGGTTTCGTAACTCCTTAATTCGCGGATCTTCTTTGTAACCGAAATATTTGATAGGTCTATCAATGGCGTAGAGAAATTTAAGGTCATCACTAGTCAATGGTTTATTCTCACCCATTTTACGATCAATAACAGTCAGAAGTTTTGTATCTGCATCTGTCGCAAAAAACGCCTCTCCGCCGGGAAGATATTTTAATTTATCTCCAATGACAGGTGATGCTTTTATATAGTCATCAAGATTCTCTTCCCACTCCATGCCACGGACTTCCGTAACGCGATCTTCTTCAGATACGATGACCACACGAGGATTTGCTTGGTTGCCATCTTTATCACGAGTATAGTAAATATGTAATTCTGCGCCATTATCTAAATAGTTTCCTTGTGCAGTTTCTGATCCTGCAATACACCAACCTGTCCCTTTTCCCACAAGCGTATCTGCTACACCCTTTCCCGTATGACCTTTTTGTTTTGAAAAAGTAACCCAGCCGCAACTATTTCCTCCTGTTATTTGCATTTCCTCGTCTGTAATAGGAGGAATATACTCCTGTACCCAACCATATGCTGCGCGAAAGTCTTTTTTTTCAAGAGCGTCTAAAAAAGATGGTCTGACCCCTTCGGGAATATCTAGATTATACCCCCAATAAATAGGGTTGTTGTCTCCTTGGGCCTTATAGGCTGAGGCGATGAACTTCAAACCGTTTTCATTTACTTCAGGAAACATTTTAACCGAACGTTGTTTGCCACTCGGACGCTTTGGAAATCTGCCTAACTCTACTACTTTCCCATCTGGGCCTTTTTCGGTCTTTTTATATCGTTCAAGTCCGAGCATCCCCGCAAATGCCCAGTATTTAAGATAATCTGGTAAGTAAGAAGATTTTACAGATACAAGATAATCAATCCACTCCTCAATGCTTCCTTCTTGATCCTCTTTCGCTTGAGCAAGATGTTCGTGTTTGATTATTAACATTTCTTCTTCGGTTAAATCCTGCCGATCGCCAGCCCTGCCTTGATTACGAACAAATTCAGTCTGTCTCGTCCAGTATTGTTCCAAATGTGCGTATTCCTGGCTGCTATTTGTATTTTCTTGCTCACCTTCACTCTCTGGGTTTTTTGGTTTTGGTAGTTCAATGACATACTTTTCAAACAGTATTCTTTTAAGTCTTGAAACAGCCTTGACTCTGGCATCTCCTTCAGGGCTATAAATAGTTTTTCTTAATCTATCAAGGTAGTTTTGAATTCTTGCGCCTGGGTCACGAGGAACTGCTTTTTCAGTCAATCTCATTGTACGGTTCGCCGCATGTGTGACTTCTTTGCTTCCAGAAAGTTTGGAATATCGCTCACTCAAAAATACTTCCCCTAGATTATCTGGATTCCCTTCATTCATAACTAAATTATATCAGTTTTCCTCGTTTACGCATATCGCTAAGTTCGTAGGTTGTTAAAGAGCAAATTAAAACACACATCGTTATTCTGTTTATAATTTCGCTTAATTGTCTTTTTTCTCCTGAGCGCGATTGCTCACGCCCAGTCGGAAAGAAGACGATCGTTACTTTCCCAGATCGATCTGTTGGCCTTTGCCAAAATATCCACCTTTGACTAAGAGCTTTAATCCAGTCGCGTCTTTTGGGATATCGAATACGATATCACCAGTCACGTTGAGTCCTGGCTGAACTTGCTGTAGGAATAAGTCAACTTTTCCTTGAGCCATTCCTTTTGCTGTTTGGCCGTCAATTGAGCGGTCAAATGTTCTTCCTTGACTATCTGTAAGAGTAATCATGGAACTATCAATGGTCTTTGTCTCTTTAGCCTTGTTTTCAATTTTCAGACTAATGACATAGAACAGACCTTGAGCATCCTTCTTGGTGTATTGATTTCCAAGACTGGCTGCTGTGGTCACATCAGTAACAGTAAAAGCGATGTCGCCGTCCTGTACTGTTTCACCAACTTTAGCAATTGGTTTTGCCTCATCTTGTTTAGAGTCAGTACCTGATTGGGAAGTGCCAGAAGTACTACTTCCAGATTTACCCATAGAGCCAATGACTCCTATAACGATGAATATGAGTAGGATGATTCCGCCCCATTTAAGTAATTTCTTCATATTTTATCACCTCCCTTTTCAGGCTATTTGCTAATTGTAGCTTAGCAAGATTATATCAGCTCTTGAGCGTAAATGCTAAGCCTTATCTAGCAATTTATTTACTCCCAAATTTTTCAATTAAACGTCTTAGTTTTTTAGTTGTGAAGAAAAGCCGATCAATATAGATCTTGTCGTGAGTGATAAGGTAGCGATAAAAATATCGTTCGCATCTGCTGAGGAGTTTCACGGCCTTTTCCTTTTGGATATTTCTTTCCATCAAGACACAAGGTGCCGCAAAGAATCTGGAAGTCCAGGCTGAAGATGCTATAAGGACAAATCAGTTTAGAAAAGTTGTTTCAGTGGAATACCGATGGCTTTGGCAATTTTCTCCAAAACCTCTAAAGAAGGTCCATATCGACCTTGTTCGATATAGCCCATATACGCACGGCTAATACCGATCTTATCACCAAGTTTTTCTTGGCTTAAGCCCATTTCCTTTCGGCGTTTCTGTATTCGCTTGCCCAAAAGCTTGGGTAGCTTTGCATTCTTTCGCATACTCTTATTCTCCAAAGAGATGCTTGGGTTATCCACAATGTCACACTTAGCAATTAGCCTTGAAAACGGTCGTATTTTATGCTAAGTTAGACTAAGCAATTTACTTATGACAGGAGGTGAACAAAATGGGATTATTCGGAAATAAAACAGATAGGAAGCTTTCTTTTGCTTTAGGTGGGTATAAATTTACCGCTAATGATGACTATGTTTCCTACCAAAGCATGTATGGAAAGTCTTTCAGAGTACTCAGAAAAGATATCGAAAGTGTCAGTCTTGATAAAGGTGGAATGGGTAAAAATATCATTAAAGTAAATGGCAGAGGAACAATTCTTGCTGAAGTTGAATTGCCTAAGCCTTGGTCTGAACAAGCACAGGATTTTATTAGAAAAGAAGCATTGGGAGGAAGCTCTCAGCAGAGTTCTGTTTCTGGCGTAGAAGATTTGGAAAAGCTAGCTGAACTGAGAGAAAAAGGCGTTATTACTCAGGAAGAATTCGATAAAAAGAAGCAACAGATCCTAGGGATCTAGTACTTCATATCAAGCATACCGGCAGTGTATGGTTTCGATATATCTCGCCATTCTCCTGTAATTTTGTCATATGAGTAATGAGGTTTATCCTCAGTTTTAATTCTAAATGGATAATATGGTTGATCGCTTTCTATAATTTTGCTTAATCCAATTGTAAATGCATCGGCCAAATCATCATGTTTTGTTGAGTGAATGTTAAGTAATTGGTTTATGAGAGTTTCTCCTACAAATTCAGGAATGAATACTTTGCCTAACTGTACATATGGAGAAACGAGTCGTAATCGTGAGGCTTTATCAAGATGACCAACTGATACTGGCTCAGCCATGAGTTTTTCTACAAGAAATAATTGTTGTACTACTGCGTCTTGGTATCCAACACTCTCTACAAAAATTCTAGGTATAATACCAAATGTTTCTTTTAATTCGGCAGCTAATTTCTTAATTGCTTCAACTGTTTCTGGAAAGTCCAATTGTTTATTTACAATATTCGGTAGCACATAAGCCTGAAGTGTTTTATCGTATCCTGTTACGTACATCGGAACCATAGCTGTAAAATCTCGTCCATCACCTTTTTTAATGGCAAGATCAATTGCAATTAAAATTATTCTTGGCCTCGGCACTTCTCTTGTTGGAAGAGTAAAGTTGTACTTTTTAATCCATGCTCTCTGTATAACTTGTTGGTCATCGGGGACAATTTGTAGGAGATATTCTCGTTCAAAAGAACCAATATCAATTGTTTCACGCCTAAGCTCGTCAATTTTCTCCTGTGTAAACTTTTGAGGCCAGAGAATAACACCGTCCTCATCAACAAGCGGAAATTGAATAAATACGCTATTTTGTCCAACGTCATTATCGTACTCCTTCAGCTTCATCATTAATGAGTCTTCGTGGAGTAGATTCCCAACCACCACAATTCTTGTTCCAATGTCTCCAAGCGGTTTAATTTCACTGGTAAACCAACGATAAATACTTTGTCTGTTATCGAGTGTCTTTACTGAGTTAATATCCTCTACATCATCAAGAATAATTAAATCCGGTCTGTATGGGCCGTGCCTTAATCCTCTGATACTTTCTCCAGTAGATACAACCGTAATTCTTGCTCCGTATCTTGTTAACTCGATTGAATTTGCACTCCATTCACCTTTACCATCGGTAAATGGTCCAAAATCTTTTTTTAGAAGCTCGTTTGATTCCAACTCTCTTCTTATATTGCTCAAGATTTGCTTACACTGGCTTTGTGTTTGGCTCACGATAACAACAAACTTTTTCTGTTGCTCACCAGTAATTGCCCAGATTGGGTATGAGTTACTTATAATAGTTGTTTTACCTGAACTACGAAAAGCCATAATGAATACTTCTGGACAATTACTTTTCTGTGTAAGATTAAAAATCGTTTTTTGAAAGTCAGCAGTTGGATATTTTACATACTCACTAAAATACATATGAAAGAAGAGAATATGGCTTTGCCGTGCTGATTCTCTCCGAACAGACTGATCTGCAAATAATTGGTCTAATATAGTGTTATTCATTTTCTATTTTTTGCACCTCTGGTTTAATGATTCCTGCCATGAGCAAAGCTTTCCTGACAGAGTCTTCTTGTTCTGCTGTTAGCATCGGATCTTTCATTTGACTTGAAGTAATCTCGACCTTAGTAAGGTACGCAGGGTGATGGTGTTTTAGCCAAAATATTATTGCTGTCATGTTTTTATCCTTAATGGCACTCATTAGTTGTGACTCTGCCATATCGTTTACTAAAAGGCTTCCATCGAGTAATGCCTGGTCACTTTGTTGAGTAAATTCCGCATCTTCTTTTCTCCAGCGATAGTAGGTGGAGCGGCCAACACCGCATTTCTCGCAGGCTACTTGGACGATTGGAGTTTTCTTCAGTTGCTCGACCAGCAGATCCTGCTCAACCTTTATACGATCTCTGACTGTAATTTGGTTATCTTTGTTTTTCATAGTTTTTTAGCTTTTTTGTTGGTAACTTTTTCAAAACGATCAATGATCACTTGGCAGTATTCTTGATCAAGCTCTATCCCCAAACATCTGCGTTTGGTCTGCTCACAAGCCATCAAAGTAGATCCTGATCCCAGAAAAGGGTCATATACCCAATCATCGGTTTTTGAGCTGTTCAAGATGAGGTTTCGAAGTAATCCAACTGGTTTCATTGTTGGATGTAGTGGACTCTTGTTTGGCTTCGGGTAAAACAAAACACTTTTATCTTGTGATTTCTGGAATGCATGTCTGCCATACCAGCCGTACGCAATTAATTCATGTTGTGGAAGATAGTTGAGTCGTCCAAGTACAACATGATTTTTAACCCAGATAAGAAGCTGGGCAAACTTGAACCCTTCATCAACTAGTCCTTCACGCATAGCGAAAAGCATCTTGTCAGAGTTAAAAAGATAATAGCTATTCTTTTCCGCCAGATACGGTTTCACTAAGTTAAGCCACCCTTTGGTAAACGCTCTATATTCTTGGTCAGTCTGTTCGTGGTCATTGGCGATAATTTTCGACTTACTAATCTGATTAAAGTTGATCTTATTTTCTACGTATCCAACACCGTAAGGCATATCAGTAAGGATTAGAGAGATTTTCCGATCACTTAGAAGTTTTCCCACCATTACTGGATCTAATGCATCACCGCAGACGAGATAATGTGAGCCTAGTTCAAAAATGTCATTCTTTTGGATTAACATACGTTGCCTCCTTTCCAGTCAATTGCTGATATCGAGCAACGATTACATCGCAAAAAACAGGATCTATTTCGCATAAGAATGCTCGGCGTTTCAGTTGTTCCGCAGCTATGAGCTGACTTCCTGAACCACCAAAGAGATCAAGAATGATGTCGCCAGCCTTGGTGCAACGTCGAAAGGCTTTTTCGTATAACGTCGGGGGCTTTTGTGTTGGATGTTCATAGTCTTGCCCAGCAACACGCTTCGCTAGCCAAATATCAAAAAGATCCATAATGTCGTCAGTTAATCGGTTACCCGTGCCAACTTCTTTATTCAGGACTTCATTGAGGTTATGAATGGGAGATAAGTAAGGATTACCCCTAGTTCCGTATATGCAGGGCTCAAAGCATTTATTGAAAGCTATCTGAGGAGTCATGTTGGCATTATTTTTGATCCACAAACACACACGCTTCTTATCGATTCCGAGTTCGTTAAACAATTCTTGGAACATCCAAATATACGACTGATCACAAAAGGAGAAAACATGGCAGTCTGGATGTGTATGAGCTAAACCATTCTGAAACACAGTTTTGAGAAATGCTCGGTATTCGTTATCTGGTTTTTTATCGTTTACTTTTTTACTCCCATACGTGCCTTTATTACCAACGCCTTTGTTGTAGTTGAGATCTATATTGTAAATAGGGTCAAAATGCAGAATGTCGGCTTTATCTGAGCCCATAAGTCTTGCGACGACTAGCGGATCATTGTTATCGCCACAAATGATTCGATGAGAGTTAAATTCTCCAAGGTAAATGAGGTCTCCTGATTTTGTTCTTGGAGTTTTTATTTTCGCTGCTTCTTTTTCAGCATCGAAGTCATCATCATCGATTCCCAGTGCATCATCAAAAATATGAGTGAAGTCAAGATTATCAAAGCCAGATTCCAGAAGCAATTCGATATCAAAGTTTTTTAGAAGTTCATAATCCCAATCTCCAGATACTCGATTTAAGGTTAAATTTAGCCGTTTCTCTTTTTCAACATCACTGATATTGATGAAGTTTACAGGTACTTTTTTATATCCTAAATCTTTTGCAATCTTGAGCCTAAAATGTCCAGCTATAACAGTTCCATACCGCGACTTATTGCTGTTTGCAAGGATTGGTATAAGAAAACCATTATCCTTAATACTTTTTGTAAGGTCGCTAATTGATTTCTCGCTCCAAAGGCGAGGATTGTAGGTGGCTGGAATTAAATCAGCGATTGGTACTTCAACTGTTTGAATTGATATGTTTTGCATACCAATATTATCTCAAGGAGTATTTGTTTGGTCACGGTCGAGGTATTCCAAGAAGTTGAGTCAATTTATTGGGATAAGACTTACCTCATGCAGTGATGGGAGTTGAAAGTTATTAATTATTGAATAATATTTTCTTCGGACTGTACCTGGCTTACTCTTTAACTTTTCAGCGACAATCTCGAAGATGGGATTAATATTAAATGAATTGGGCTTTGAGATTTTTTCCTCAATAAGATATTTCTCAATAGTTAAATATACTTCTAAGCTATCTGGCTTCGGAGCTTTTCGACTTTTTTCATTTCCTTCAATTTTAAATCCTTTAATTCTTGAAAGAGTTTGGTAACCTTCCTCAGCCTGTTTTTTTAAATTTGCCACCTCTTTATTTGTTAATTCAGGAGTGTACTTTATGTAAACTCCTGTTTCAGTAATTGGATCTCTCGGAGATGTGACAAGTAAAACTTTTGAACTTCCAGGAAATGACATGCTTGTATGACCCAATACGTATACTTTGAGTAATTCGAAATTCAGATTAAAATTGTGGAATTTTTCAATTGAGTCATATATTGGTTCGAATAGCTTCTGCCGAATGACGAAATCTAATCCAAAATATTCTTCCATCTGTCTCGTTACTGATTTCGTTCCACCTTTTGATTTGTTGCGTAATGTATCTGCCAGTTGTTGCATATTCTTCCGCTCCCATAAAATAATCTCAGTAGCTGATCCAATGCCGCTCGAGGGGAGTACAAGCTTTTTTCTGAGGTGCTGGATGAGAACTGCAAAAAAGAAGCTATTTACCAACAGATAGTTGCGCCAGTCCTCATGGGATTTTGTTTTTAAAATGTATTTCTCGAGTTCTGCCATATAAAGTTCTTAACGTTATTGTGAATATTGTTATATCCACCCAAATAGCTGAAATGTCCCGGTAAATTCGGGAGCTTTATATTCATCAGTCATACAACCAGATTCTTTCAACAAATAAACAATGTATGCATAAAACATAATATCCGCGACAATGGTATGTGTAATCCAATCCGAATAAATCAGCCCACTCATAGGAATATTATCTCCATGTACAACTGAATTTCTCAGTTTATAGAAATCCCAGCCCCACCAAGCGGCAACACTTCTTGTCTGACTTTTCTCGTTATTCTTTCCATACCGCCTAATAGCTTTAATAAAATTGTCTCGGACGACTGTTTGATCAATTTTATCCGAGAGAAAGCCAGCTTTATCTCTAACATTAGGGATATCAAAAATAATTTCAAATGCAGTCGCCATCATAACAGCTCTAAAGAGTGGAGAGATTGACCCATTTTCTAGATGGGCTAGTCGAAACCATTCGCTAGATCGTAATAATCTATTCTTAAACTCTTCGTGTTCTTGAAGAGTAAGAAGCTTATTAATTGCTTCAAGCACATGCTTGTTTAGATTTTTGAAAAACCCACCAGTAGACCAAGGTTCCTGAAAGTGAATTTCATCTAAAGTCCATACACCGCTCGTCATACTTCCAGATTTAACAGCAATATCTTCAGTTCCAGGTATAAAGTTCTGAGAAACCATGTCAAAGATATCGCTACTTGGAGGGCCAATACTGCTGTTCCTGTTTGCCAAAGCGATCCTTGATTGTTCGCCGATACATAGGAAGCACAAGATATTACGGGCAAAGTTCAATTCCTGATACTCTTCGGTGGTTAATGGTTCAAAGTAGTTCTTATCTTTGTATGAAGCAATGCTGATCGTTTTTACAGGTTTCTGGTGTTTATCGACGTAACACTTTACGTACTTATCCAAATACGTCTTAGTGTCACCGTCACTTATGACTGAGGTATCATATTTCCAAAAAATAGCATTGCCAATCTGAATATCTGCAATTTCTAGCCAGGGAAGCAAGGAAATTTGTTTATAGGATATACTCATACCTTCCTAATTATATCGTATTCAGAATAATGGCTGGAAGCTATAAATATATCAAACAATATCACCTTGTTCTAAGACACTCCTTTTTTATAGTGTCTCATTTGTCTCATTTTTGATACAATTAGCCTGGAGTTGCCTTCTGGAATGAGACAGTGTTATAAGGACAGTTGGGTTCCAGACCTAGGTGCTCCGCCAGTAGAAATATAAAGTAATATTAATACTATGAGCAAAGAACGATTTAAGGTACCTACAGCAATTTTTGGCGTCTTATTAAGAGATGACAATGAAATTCTCCTATTAAGAAGATTCAATACCGGATATGAGGATGGAAACTATAGTTTGCCCGCTGGTCATATTGATGGCAGAGAGTCTTTATCAGCAGCCTTAATCAGAGAAATGAATGAAGAACTAGGGATTGTTATATACCAGCAAGACATAGATCTTGCATTACTCATGCACAGGAATGCCGATGATGGTGAGAGGATGGACGTTTTTTTCCTTATTAGAAGATGGACAAATACTCCTCAAAACATGGAGCCTCATAAAGCTGATAACCTGTCTTGGTTTCCAATAAATCAATTACCACACAACACTATTCCTTTTATCTTAGAAGCGATTGAAAAAATAGCTAGCAAAAAGAACTATTCTGAATATGGGTGGAACAATTAAGAATCTAGTGTACGTTCTTGTAAACAGTTCTCTCTAAAAACAGTAACACCTTTCAGTTGCAAGGAATATGCTAACCAAAGTGTTTCTAGAACGTCATCTACAGTAGCGTTATTACTTAAATTAATTGTTTTAGAACTTGATTCATCCGCAAATCTCTGAAATGCTTGTTGAATTCTCATGTGGTCCATATGAGAAACTTGAGTGGCAGTAGCTAAAAAAGGAAAATTTTCTAAATCTTGATGGATAAATTTATTCTCGGGATTATAGATACTTCCGATTAATCTAATATAGCTTGATAAATCAGAAATTTCTCTTATAGCTCTCAGGATTGTATTATAAATAACTGGTGAGGGAGCGCCCTCGGGATTATAACCCTGTTTCCATTGGACTAACTGATAATATGGTTCAAAACTAGTAGAAGTACTGGCTAATTGACTACTTGTTCCAGTAGGCGGGTATGCGGTAGTCGAAGCATTACGAATACCATTTTTTAAAATATCTCCATAAACTTGATTCCAATCATTTTCACTTACAATACCACATCTCAAATGATCTTTTCTTCTAACCCAGTTTTCATTCGTATATTTACTTTGAATAAACACCGGAAATGCCCCTCGTCTTTTTGCTAATTCTACAGAAGCTTTTTTGGATGCAAAGTCAAAAAGCTCACCTATCTCTAATGCAAGTTTCTCCGCCTCCGGTGAATTATAAGGAATCCGTAGATTCATAAGCAACCCTGCGAAACCAGTAATTCCCACCCCTATTCTTCTTTTAGCAGCAATTAACGATTTCTGAAAGAAATCATTATCTATGGTGGCCTGAACAGTATTATCTAAAACACGTGTCATGATCTCAACGGCATCAATGATTTTCGCATAGTTGATCGAATAGGCACTCTCCGTACCATCGGAGCTACCTACCTCAAACATGTTAGTAACGTTAACATAGCTAAATTGACAAACTTCCCCAGGAGCCATGGCGACTTCTGCACAAGGAGCTGTGCTGGTATATTCCCAAAAAGGAGTAGGGTTATCTCGATTAAATCTATCAATAAATAAGACACCGGGTTCTGCACAATAATGAGCACAGCTTGCTATATGGTGAAGAAGTTCTTTTGCAGGAATTTGTTTGACTGTAACTCCAGCATTATCCTTTAGATCCCAGAGCAAGTCTTGTTTTGCTGCTTCAAAAAGCCTTTCTGTAACAAAAACAGAAATGTTAAATCTCCATTCATGAAAATCCTCCTTATTTTTTACCTCAATAAACTCCATCACCTGATGGTGATCTGCTCGTAAAGTAGCCATGCAAGCTACTGGCCGCTTACCACGTTGACTAAATTCAGTATTAATTTCATTAATTAATGCATTCATTTTATGGAGTTCTTGTACTGGGTTTTCAAGCAATGAGAGATCATACCCTGTTCCAATTGCAGAACTCAATGATTCATAAGAATCTGTTTTAAATTGAATAATGTCTAATACACCTTCTTTCAAAGGTAACGGTAGAACAGTACAAGCAGCCGTTGTCATGTTATCTCGGCCTAAGTTTGTTAAAATAGGCGTTCCATATACAAATGTTCCGTCCCGAGTATAATTTCTCACTTGATCTTGAAACACTTCATCATCTATACCTTCTAGTCTGCGATCGTAGCTAAAAATGGTAGTTACAATTCTGTTAAAGACCTCATCAAGTGTTTCACCTTCTCTGATAATACCTCTTTTTTTCATCAGCTCTGGTGTAGATACTTGATCATAAAATTGTGAATTTATTTTTTTTTCATACATAATTATGAAATCTTAACGATCAATTTCGTCCGTCCACTAACTTACTCCCTTTTAGCTGTAAAACCTCTGCTGAAAAAAGTGCTGCTGTTCTCAAGATTTGTTGTGGGGCTTCTTTTACCAATAATCCTGATATAAATACACCTGCAGCTGTGTCTCCAGCACCCGAAGTATTCACAATTTTTGAGGTAGGACATGCCTCATTATAATAAAATCTATTATTAACCCATGAACACATGCCATTTTCTCCAAAAGTGATTAAGACATGAGGAACAACATTTTGAACTCCTAAAGCACTAAGTGCCTGTTCGTTAGGAAAAAGCTCACTTTCTTTCTCAGAAAATAGTTTACTAAACTCACTGCTATTCCCCATTAAATATTCTATTTTGCCTTTAAATACATAATCAATAATCATTCTCTTTAGATCACCCTCTAAGATGGAGCTATTTCCTAAACCAAGAGCAATTTTATATCTTCGAGACGTTATTAATTGATCTAGTGTTTCTGAAATCTTACCTTTTCTCAATTCATAGGCATCTAAGTGGATGACTGTTCCCTTAGGAATCTCTGAAGGAAAGTTGACTAACTCGTATGCAACTCCCGGCATCATTGCGAGAACTTTTTCAGGAATAGTTTTAGTTGACAGCACAAGACCTACTGCAGAATTACCTCTAACAGGATAACTATAGTGTCTTATATTCAATGAATGTAAGTCTCTAGTAAAAATTTGGGAAATAGGATCTGGATTTTTTCCATCCGGGGAACCTACTGTTGAAACAATTGCAGATCTTCGCCTTTGCAACTTTGGAAAAGCTGAGAGAAATCCTAGTCCTGTTGACCCTGCAATAACATCAACTGATGGTTTTTTTAATAACTGATCAAAATCACGAAAAAGATTCAACACTGTGGTATTCAATGCAATAGCTAAAACTTCTTCCAACTGTCGTGTCTCATGAATATATACCCATCCACCCGGCTTTGTCTGTAGAAACTCAATAATTCTTAGGTAATCTTTTAGCTCTGGAATATCGATTGAAATATCGACAAGTGCAGGACCTATGCTAACTAAGTCCGGAATAATTTTTCTTTCTAACATTTGATTCATTGTATCAAACTATATAGATATTTACATAGGATTTCATTCATTACAAGCTCAGCCTGAGCAGGCAGAAGAACTTCCAATGCAGGAGTTAAGCCTTGTTTGGCAGCTAATTTCTTAATTGCTTCAACTGTTTCTGGAAAGTCCAATTGTTTATTTACAATATTCGGTAGCACATAAGCCTGAAGTGTTTTATCGTATCCTGTTACGTACATCGGAACCATAGCTGTAAAATCTCGTCCATCACCTTTTTTAATGGCAAGATCAATTGCAATTAAAATTATTCTTGGCCTCGGCACTTCTCTTGTTGGAAGAGTAAAGTTGTACTTTTTAATCCATGCTCTCTGTATAACTTGTTGGTCATCGGGGACAATTTGTAGGAGATATTCTCGTTCAAAAGAACCAATATCAATTGTTTCACGCCTAAGCTCGTCAATTTTCTCCTGTGTAAACTTTTGAGGCCAGAGAATAACACCGTCCTCATCAACAAGCGGAAATTGAATAAATACGCTATTTTGTCCAACGTCATTATCGTACTCCTTCAGCTTCATCATTAATGAGTCTTCGTGGAGTAGATTCCCAACCACCACAATTCTTGTTCCAATGTCTCCAAGCGGTTTAATTTCACTGGTAAACCAACGATAAATACTTTGTCTGTTATCGAGTGTCTTTACTGAGTTAATATCCTCTACATCATCAAGAATAATTAAATCCGGTCTGTATGGGCCGTGCCTTAATCCTCTGATACTTTCTCCAGTAGATACAACCGTAATTCTTGCTCCGTATCTTGTTAACTCGATTGAATTTGCACTCCATTCACCTTTACCATCGGTAAATGGTCCAAAATCTTTTTTTAGAAGCTCGTTTGATTCCAACTCTCTTCTTATATTGCTCAAGATTTGCTTACACTGGCTTTGTGTTTGGCTCACGATAACAACAAACTTTTTCTGTTGCTCACCAGTAATTGCCCAGATTGGGTATGAGTTACTTATAATAGTTGTTTTACCTGAACTACGAAAAGCCATAATGAATACTTCTGGACAATTACTTTTCTGTGTAAGATTAAAAATCGTTTTTTGAAAGTCAGCAGTTGGATATTTTACATACTCACTAAAATACATATGAAAGAAGAGAATATGGCTTTGCCGTGCTGATTCTCTCCGAACAGACTGATCTGCAAATAATTGGTCTAATATAGTGTTATTCATTTTCTATTTTTTGCACCTCTGGTTTAATGATTCCTGCCATGAGCAAAGCTTTCCTGACAGAGTCTTCTTGTTCTGCTGTTAGCATCGGATCTTTCATTTGACTTGAAGTAATCTCGACCTTAGTAAGGTACGCAGGGTGATGGTGTTTTAGCCAAAATATTATTGCTGTCATGTTTTTATCCTTAATGGCACTCATTAGTTGTGACTCTGCCATATCGTTTACTAAAAGGCTTCCATCGAGTAATGCCTGGTCACTTTGTTGAGTAAATTCCGCATCTTCTTTTCTCCAGCGATAGTAGGTGGAGCGGCCAACACCGCATTTCTCGCAGGCTACTTGGACGATTGGAGTTTTCTTCAGTTGCTCGACCAGCAGATCCTGCTCAACCTTTATACGATCTCTGACTGTAATTTGGTTATCTTTGTTTTTCATAGTTTTTTAGCTTTTTTGTTGGTAACTTTTTCAAAACGATCAATGATCACTTGGCAGTATTCTTGATCAAGCTCTATCCCCAAACATCTGCGTTTGGTCTGCTCACAAGCCATCAAAGTAGATCCTGATCCCAGAAAAGGGTCATATACCCAATCATCGGTTTTTGAGCTGTTCAAGATGAGGTTTCGAAGTAATCCAACTGGTTTCATTGTTGGATGTAGTGGACTCTTGTTTGGCTTCGGGTAAAACAAAACACTTTTATCTTGTGATTTCTGGAATGCATGTCTGCCATACCAGCCGTACGCAATTAATTCATGTTGTGGAAGATAGTTGAGTCGTCCAAGTACAACATGATTTTTAACCCAGATAAGAAGCTGGGCAAACTTGAACCCTTCATCAACTAGTCCTTCACGCATAGCGAAAAGCATCTTGTCAGAGTTAAAAAGATAATAGCTATTCTTTTCCGCCAGATACGGTTTCACTAAGTTAAGCCACCCTTTGGTAAACGCTCTATATTCTTGGTCAGTCTGTTCGTGGTCATTGGCGATAATTTTCGACTTACTAATCTGATTAAAGTTGATCTTATTTTCTACGTATCCAACACCGTAAGGCATATCAGTAAGGATTAGAGAGATTTTCCGATCACTTAGAAGTTTTCCCACCATTACTGGATCTAATGCATCACCGCAGACGAGATAATGTGAGCCTAGTTCAAAAATGTCATTCTTTTGGATTAACATACGTTGCCTCCTTTCCAGTCAATTGCTGATATCGAGCAACGATTACATCGCAAAAAACAGGATCTATTTCGCATAAGAATGCTCGGCGTTTCAGTTGTTCCGCAGCTATGAGCTGACTTCCTGAACCACCAAAGAGATCAAGAATGATGTCGCCAGCCTTGGTGCAACGTCGAAAGGCTTTTTCGTATAACGTCGGGGGCTTTTGTGTTGGATGTTCATAGTCTTGCCCAGCAACACGCTTCGCTAGCCAAATATCAAAAAGATCCATAATGTCGTCAGTTAATCGGTTACCCGTGCCAACTTCTTTATTCAGGACTTCATTGAGGTTATGAATGGGAGATAAGTAAGGATTACCCCTAGTTCCGTATATGCAGGGCTCAAAGCATTTATTGAAAGCTATCTGAGGAGTCATGTTGGCATTATTTTTGATCCACAAACACACACGCTTCTTATCGATTCCGAGTTCGTTAAACAATTCTTGGAACATCCAAATATACGACTGATCACAAAAGGAGAAAACATGGCAGTCTGGATGTGTATGAGCTAAACCATTCTGAAACACAGTTTTGAGAAATGCTCGGTATTCGTTATCTGGTTTTTTATCGTTTACTTTTTTACTCCCATACGTGCCTTTATTACCAACGCCTTTGTTGTAGTTGAGATCTATATTGTAAATAGGGTCAAAATGCAGAATGTCGGCTTTATCTGAGCCCATAAGTCTTGCGACGACTAGCGGATCATTGTTATCGCCACAAATGATTCGATGAGAGTTAAATTCTCCAAGGTAAATGAGGTCTCCTGATTTTGTTCTTGGAGTTTTTATTTTCGCTGCTTCTTTTTCAGCATCGAAGTCATCATCATCGATTCCCAGTGCATCATCAAAAATATGAGTGAAGTCAAGATTATCAAAGCCAGATTCCAGAAGCAATTCGATATCAAAGTTTTTTAGAAGTTCATAATCCCAATCTCCAGATACTCGATTTAAGGTTAAATTTAGCCGTTTCTCTTTTTCAACATCACTGATATTGATGAAGTTTACAGGTACTTTTTTATATCCTAAATCTTTTGCAATCTTGAGCCTAAAATGTCCAGCTATAACAGTTCCATACCGCGACTTATTGCTGTTTGCAAGGATTGGTATAAGAAAACCATTATCCTTAATACTTTTTGTAAGGTCGCTAATTGATTTCTCGCTCCAAAGGCGAGGATTGTAGGTGGCTGGAATTAAATCAGCGATTGGTACTTCAACTGTTTGAATTGATATGTTTTGCATACCAATATTATCTCAAGGAGTATTTGTTTGGTCACGGTCGAGGTATTCCAAGAAGTTGAGTCAATTTATTGGGATAAGACTTACCTCATGCAGTGATGGGAGTTGAAAGTTATTAATTATTGAATAATATTTTCTTCGGACTGTACCTGGCTTACTCTTTAACTTTTCAGCGACAATCTCGAAGATGGGATTAATATTAAATGAATTGGGCTTTGAGATTTTTTCCTCAATAAGATATTTCTCAATAGTTAAATATACTTCTAAGCTATCTGGCTTCGGAGCTTTTCGACTTTTTTCATTTCCTTCAATTTTAAATCCTTTAATTCTTGAAAGAGTTTGGTAACCTTCCTCAGCCTGTTTTTTTAAATTTGCCACCTCTTTATTTGTTAATTCAGGAGTGTACTTTATGTAAACTCCTGTTTCAGTAATTGGATCTCTCGGAGATGTGACAAGTAAAACTTTTGAACTTCCAGGAAATGACATGCTTGTATGACCCAATACGTATACTTTGAGTAATTCGAAATTCAGATTAAAATTGTGGAATTTTTCAATTGAGTCATATATTGGTTCGAATAGCTTCTGCCGAATGACGAAATCTAATCCAAAATATTCTTCCATCTGTCTCGTTACTGATTTCGTTCCACCTTTTGATTTGTTGCGTAATGTATCTGCCAGTTGTTGCATATTCTTCCGCTCCCATAAAATAATCTCAGTAGCTGATCCAATGCCGCTCGAGGGGAGTACAAGCTTTTTTCTGAGGTGCTGGATGAGAACTGCAAAAAAGAAGCTATTTACCAACAGATAGTTGCGCCAGTCCTCATGGGATTTTGTTTTTAAAATGTATTTCTCGAGTTCTGCCATATAAAGTTCTTAACGTTATTGTGAATATTGTTATATCCACCCAAATAGCTGAAATGTCCCGGTAAATTCGGGAGCTTTATATTCATCAGTCATACAACCAGATTCTTTCAACAAATAAACAATGTATGCATAAAACATAATATCCGCGACAATGGTATGTGTAATCCAATCCGAATAAATCAGCCCACTCATAGGAATATTATCTCCATGTACAACTGAATTTCTCAGTTTATAGAAATCCCAGCCCCACCAAGCGGCAACACTTCTTGTCTGACTTTTCTCGTTATTCTTTCCATACCGCCTAATAGCTTTAATAAAATTGTCTCGGACGACTGTTTGATCAATTTTATCCGAGAGAAAGCCAGCTTTATCTCTAACATTAGGGATATCAAAAATAATTTCAAATGCAGTCGCCATCATAACAGCTCTAAAGAGTGGAGAGATTGACCCATTTTCTAGATGGGCTAGTCGAAACCATTCGCTAGATCGTAATAATCTATTCTTAAACTCTTCGTGTTCTTGAAGAGTAAGAAGCTTATTAATTGCTTCAAGCACATGCTTGTTTAGATTTTTGAAAAACCCACCAGTAGACCAAGGTTCCTGAAAGTGAATTTCATCTAAAGTCCATACACCGCTCGTCATACTTCCAGATTTAACAGCAATATCTTCAGTTCCAGGTATAAAGTTCTGAGAAACCATGTCAAAGATATCGCTACTTGGAGGGCCAATACTGCTGTTCCTGTTTGCCAAAGCGATCCTTGATTGTTCGCCGATACATAGGAAGCACAAGATATTACGGGCAAAGTTCAATTCCTGATACTCTTCGGTGGTTAATGGTTCAAAGTAGTTCTTATCTTTGTATGAAGCAATGCTGATCGTTTTTACAGGTTTCTGGTGTTTATCGACGTAACACTTTACGTACTTATCCAAATACGTCTTAGTGTCACCGTCACTTATGACTGAGGTATCATATTTCCAAAAAATAGCATTGCCAATCTGAATATCTGCAATTTCTAGCCAGGGAAGCAAGGAAATTTGTTTATAGGATATACTCATACCTTCCTAATTATATCGTATTCAGAATAATGGCTGGAAGCTATAAATATATCAAACAATATCACCTTGTTCTAAGACACTCCTTTTTTATAGTGTCTCATTTGTCTCATTTTTGATACAATTAGCCTGGAGTTGCCTTCTGGAATGAGACAGTGTTATAAGGACAGTTGGGTTCCAGACCTAGGTGCTCCGC